TTAGATTTTACAAAGGAAGCAGTTTAGTAAGCTCTGCTGGTAGCATCGGAGGCTATTTTTATATTGGTAGTGCAACAACTTCCGATACTTTTCTTACTTTTGTCGATAGCGCAATAAGACCGTCTAATGACGCTGGCAACGGAAGAGACAATGCTATTGATTTAGGCCAGTCAGGTAACCGTTTCAAAGACATTTACGCCACTAACGGCACTATCCAAACCTCCGACCGTAATGAAAAGCAAGACATTGAAGCACTGTCTGATGCAGAGCAACGTGTTGCTGTAGCGGCTAAAGGATTACTACGTAAGTTCCGATGGAAGTCTGCCGTAGAAGAGAAAGGCGACGACGCTCGTATCCACTTTGGCATCATTGCTCAAGACCTACAGGATGCGTTTACTGCTGAGGGCTTGGACGCTGGACGTTACGGTATGTTTATTAACTCAACTTGGACTGATGAAGAAACTGGTGAAGAGCGTTCACGAATGGGTGTGCGCTACTCTGAGCTACTTGCATTTATTATTTCGGCTATTTAAGGAGCTAACTAATGGCTACATGGACTATATCTACAATGGAACACAACGTGTCAGACGGCGGCGTTATCGTTGCACACTGGCGTGTAACTGAAGTAGACGGCGATCATTCTGCTTCTGCTTACGGCACTTGCTCATTTACACCTGACGCATCTGCACCTGACTTTGTACCCTATGCAGACCTTACTGAGTCTGTTGTATTGGGCTGGTGCTGGGCTAACGGTGTTGACCAAGACGCTGTCGAGGCTTCATTGACGGCTAAGATTGAAGAGCAGAAAAACCCAACAACTGAAGCAGGTGTGCCATGGACATCTTAAAAGTACTTTCTGACTTGGCAGTGGTTGCACCTATGGTTGTGACTGTATGTTCAGTCATTGCGGCGGTAACGCCTACGCCAAAAGACGACGCATGGCTGGCAAAGCTGTATAAGTTCATTGACATCATGGCTGTTAACGTCGGCCACGCAAAGAAGTAAGGATTCGTTATGTCTGATCTAGAGCAAGCAATAAGTCGGTTAGAAGCTCACGAGCGTGAATGTAGTATTCGCTACGAAATGATTCAGATGCAGCTTGACGAACACAACAAGCGCTTTGACCGACTAGAGTCGCTAATGACTCGTGGCTTTGGAATGGTAGCAGTAATGATTACTTTGGCGATTGCCATTTTAGAGTTTGCTAGGTAGCAATGGATATTAATGAATCTACTGATATAACCATACCTATTCGTAATTTGCTTGCGATGGTTGTTGCAACGTCTATTGCAACAATGGCTTATTTTAGTATCCAAGAACGGCTTAATACGCTTGAGCATTCATTTGATAAATCTCAAATGGAAATAGAGCGAAACACAGAGTTTCGTATTTTATGGCCTAGAGGAGAGTTAGGATCGCTGCCAGCAGATGCTAGACAAGATATGTTAATTGAAGGGCTTCAAATTGATGTGGTTGGTTTGCGTCAAATAGAAGAAGAAGTACATGAATTAACAATACGCATCGGAACAATCGAAGCGCTTTGGGATAAAGACGTCGAATGATTCAGCAACTTCTTGGGCCTATAGTTTCTTTGGTTGGCGGTCATCTTGAGCGTAAAGCAGAAGAGAAGAAGGCTATCCATGAGCGTAAAATGGTGGCTATTCAGCAGGACGCTAACTGGGAAAATATTCATGCAAATAACGCAAGCAGTTCATGGAAGGACGAGTGGTTTACTATCTTGTTTTCAGTACCATGTATTCTTGCGTTCTTCCCTAGCATGGTGCCTGTAGTTATGCAAGGGTTTGCTGCTTTAGATGGTATGCCTGATTGGTACAAGGGTTTCTTAGGGGCTGCTGTTGCAGCATCGTTTGGTATTCGTGGTTTAGCTAACTGGAAAAAATAAATATGTATAGTGTTGGTGATCAAACATTTCCAGATATTCAGTCTGCTCGTGCTTATGACTACGAGAACAGCGGAACTATTAACAATGTAAAAGCAGGACCAGCAGAAGGCTTTGATGGTACTTATCATGACGGCACTGTTAATGCTGCTTATGTTCAACAACAAGAAAGCACAGACGAGCAGTTTACAACTCCAACTTTTACGTTTATTCGTGGCACAGAAACAGGTGAGCAAGCTGCGCTGTCTACGTTGTATGAACAAAGAACGGAAGCAGAGCAAGTAACAAGAGACGACCTGTTTGCCTACTTTAATTCTTCAGAAGGAGAAATGCTCAAAAGGGGTTTTGGTGGTAATTTTGACAACTACTTAGCCTACATGACTGAACGCGAGCGTTTAATACAAGCCGGTGAGTATGACACGGGAAATTGGGCAAACGCTGATGCTGGACTGTCTGCAGACGATTTACTTCTTTTAGACCCCGACTACGACTTAACTTCCCCAGAAAGCGCTGATGCGGATTATATAGCACAATTAAATCAACAAATTATCAACGCACAACAAGGCGCTTATAACAGTTGGATAGGTAACCCACAAAATACAGCTCTTATGGAGCAGTTTGGTTTCCAACCAATGATTATGGACGAGCGCGGTAGTGTCTATAGATGGAACGGAACCGCCTACACTCGTACAGAAAAAGCCAACACAGGCAACATGGGCGATCAAATGCGCCTTCTTGTGGGCATGGCCGCAGGCATGGTTCTTGGTCCTGCTATTGGTGAAGCAGTTGTAGGAAGCGCTACTGGTATCACGTCAGCAGCAGCACAGAGCGTAGCAAGCTCTATGGTAACTCAGCTTGTAACTACAGGCGACATTAACTTAGAGTCGCTTGCTCAGGCTGCTCTTACAGGCGCAGTAGGAGAGTTTCTTAACACTAACCTTAGTGATCTTATTAATGAAAACTTCCCAGAGTTAGCAGACCTTACAACAGGTAGTGAAGTTTTTGACAACGTACTTGCGGCTATGGGTCGTGATGCTCTTGGCCAAGCTGTTCTTACAGGCGAAATTGATGCCGCTTCTGTTCTTCAATCTGGGTTTTTTGCTACGGCTCAAGAAGCCCTTGCTTGGTTCTTAGGAGAGTACGGGACCGTATCCGACGAGAAGGCTCAGGCACTCTGGAACGAGGGAATGTCTGCAGAGACAAGAGAGGCGATTGACGCGGCATGGCAGGAGCAGTTTAACGCTACGGTTGGCGACTTAGTAAACCAGATGAGCCGCGAAACGGCTGCTATGGCTTCTGAAAACCTCCGCCAACTTATTAACGGGATGGCAAGCGACGGAACCCTTAGTGGCGCTAACGGCGGTAACTTTGACGATAATTGGTATGCTGATGAAGACTCTGACGCCGCTACAGTTGTAGAAGAAGCAGGTGGGTATTTAACCCCTCCTAGCCAGATTGATAATCCTTTTGAAGGCAGCGAGTTAATTAACGGAGTCTACTATAACGAAGCAGGATACCCTATAGGCGTTCATCCAGATGCTACGCCAGAACAAATTTTAGCGCAGTTTGTTAACGAAAACAATGCGTGGACAACAACTTCCGGTGTTTCTGCTCACGGGTTGCCGGACGAGGCCCTCGCCGTATTGCTTGGTGATGGAGATTTGCAAAGCCTAAGTGATTTCTTGGTAGCTAATGATTTAATTCTAGCTCAGGAAGCATCAGGCGCTTACATCTTAATTTCAGGAGCTAGTAACGTAACTACAGGCTTTCACACAAGCTTAGACCAAGATGCTCTATTAAACCTTGAATTTGTTGGCGATCAACGATTCGTACCGCCGCCCACTTCTTCAGAAGACAATCCTCTTTTAGACCCGTTAGATACTAGCGATGTTTCTGAAGACATTAGGGATCTTTTAACAAACGTAGAAGAACAACCCCCTATTCTAGATTACGACTGGACAGATGTAACTTTTGAAGACCTTACTCCAGAAGAAGTTGTTGAATTAGAAGAAATTGTAGAAAATGTTTTGTCTGAAGATCCAGAAGCAACCTTAGAAGATGTTATTGAAGTTGCTCAACAAGCAGGAGTAACTGAGGCCAATGCTTTAGCAACTCTTGTTCAAAATGTAGCGTCTTCAAGTCAAGAAATTTTTGAGGCTTTACAAAACAGCGGAGTAACTGCGGAAGAAGCAGCAGCAGCTCTTGTAAGCAATGGGCAGTGGACTGCAGAAGACGCTAATAGTGCTCTTAGTGAAACAGGCGGAGTAGACGATAATCCAGAAACTAATCCTTTACTAGAGGGAGGTGGTTATGCTTCGCCTACTTCTAATACACAATATCAAGTAGGGGATCGTTATTTTGATAATATTGATGACGCTCGTACTTACGATTACAACACTTCAGGCACCATTGATAATGTAACTTCCTACACTCCTGTTGATACTGAAATTAGCGACATTACTGACGAAGACTCTTTCAATACTGCTTCTGGTATTTACAGTGCCATGGAAAACAGTGAAGCTGCTAGAGAACTGCACTCTTTAATCCAAAGAATTAACGATGGAGAAATTACAGCAACTCAAGAACAACTAAATTATTTCATCGAACAGTGGGAAGCTTCTACAGGAGATATGTGGGACGACTCCTATCTTGATGAAGATCCTTATGAAGGTTTTGAAGAGTTTGATACAACAGACCTTGATTCTGAGGTTAGTGGTCAGTTAACAGCCGCAGAGCAAAACATTGTTCTTCAAATTTTAAACAGTGCTGCAACAACAGATAGAGCCTTAACTGAAACGGAGCAAAGATTAATTGATGCTCTTGAAACAGGAAACGGCGGTGTTATTAAAGCGATATTACAAAATATTTCTGCTGGTGAACAAGAAATATTAGATGTACTTGAAGGCTTAAATGTTGACGTTACTAGTGTTCAAGACCAAATTTCTGAACTAAGTGGTCAACTTAGTGACACTGAACAGAACATTGTTAATCAAATTTTAGAAAGCGCGGCTGCAGCAAACAGAGACCTAACTGAAACAGAGCAAAATTTAATAGACGCTTTGCAGTCGGGTAATTCTGACGTGGTCAGAGAAATATTAAACAATGTTTCTGCAGGCGAGCAACAAATCTTAGATGTTCTTGCAGGTTTAAACATAGACGTTACTGACATTCAAGACCAGATTTCAGGATTGAGTGGTCAACTTACTGACGCCGAACAGAACATTGTTGAGCAGATTTTAAACAGCGCATCTGAAGCAAACAGAGAGTTAACTGAAACAGAGCAGAATTTAATAGATGCTCTTAACTCTGGAAACGCTGAAGTAGTTAGAGAAATATTAGACAACATCTCTGCCGGTGAACAGAGTATTTTAGATGTCCTTAGTGGACTAGAAATAGACGCTGATAATATTCAAGACCAAATCTCAGGACTAAGCGGCCAGTTAACAAATACTGAACAAAACATTGTTGAACAGATTTTAGAAAGTGCAGCAGCTTCTGGAAGACAATTAACTGACGCTGAACAACGAATTATAGAAGCTCTTGAGTCTGGTGATACTAGAGTAATTAGAGAAGTTTTAAACAATATTTCTACTGGTGAACAAGACATTTTAGATGTTCTTGATGGTTTAAATATTGATACAACAAACATTCGTGCAGACTTATCAAACCTAAGTAGTCAGCTCACTGCCGCTGAACAAAACATTATTGAACAGATTTTAGAAACAGCGGCTGCTTCCGGAAGACAACTTACGGAATCAGAACAAAGCATAATTGACGCTCTTCAATCTGGAGACGTTAGAGTAGTTAGGGACGTTTTAAACGGCATTTCTGCTGGTGAGCAAAGCATTCTTGACGGTCTTGTTTCGTTAAACATAGACACGTCTGATATACAAAATCAACTTTCTAATTTAAGCGGTCAGTTAAGCGATGCAGAACAAAGTATTGTTGACCAGATTTTAGCAAGTGCTCAAGCAACAGGAAGAGAGTTAACTGAAAGCGAAGCTAGATTAATAGAAGCGTTAACCTCTGGAAATACTGCAACAGTACGTGACATACTTAATGGCATTTCTTCGGGTGAGGCAGACATCATTGATGATCTTGCAAACTTAAATGTTGATGTTACTTCAATTTCAAACTCTATAACAAACCTAAACACGTCAATAAATGTTGGTTTAGACGGGCTTGCCGAAGCTTTGGGCATACAAACTTCTGATCTTATAGCCGCAATTGAAAACCTAGGTACAGGGCTTTCAGGAGACTTGACTGGTTTAGAGGGGTCTGTATTACAAGGACTTGGTAATTTAGCCGATAGTTTAGGAACAGACATAGGAACTATTGTTGGGTCTATTGAAGGTCTTGGGGCTGGAATAGCTTCAAACATTCAAGGACTTAGCGATTTCTTAGGGACTGAAATAGGAACCGGTTTTGCAGGACTAGGCTTAGAAATAGGTGAAGGTCTTGAAGGATTAGGCGACTTAATAGGCACAGGCTTTGAAGGAATTAGCGGCGACATAGGCGCAGGCTTCGAAGGAATTGGAGACCAACTAGGTACCGGCTTTGGTGGTCTTATGTTGGGTTTAGCAGGTTTAGGGGGTTTAATTCCAACTCAAAGAGACATATACGCTGCCACGCCAAAAGAAAGACTTACGTACACCCCGATTCAGTTTGCAGGATTAGATTACCAAAAAAGACCACAACAAGGAATGTTAACAACACCCCAAGCTCCTAGTGCCATGGATGCTCTTAATCAGTTCATTGAAAGGAACAAACAAGCATGACGTATTTAAATTTAATGAACAGTGTTTTACGACGTTTACGTGAAGAAGAAGTGTCTAGTGTTTCTGCTACCACATACAGTAAAATGGTAGGGGACTACATTAATGATGCTAAGAAGTTAGTAGAAGAAGCAACTGACTGGTCTGCCTTGCGTGAAACTGTTGTTGTAACTACTACTGCTTCCGACAACAGTTACTCGTTAACCGGTGGTGGCGACAATGTAAAAGTTATGTGTGTCCTGAACGACACTAGCAACTTATTCATGGACTATCAAACAAAAGATTGGTTTAACGAGCAGTTGTACATCAGCAGTGCAGCAGAAGGCGAACCACGGTACTACACGTACAACGGTTTAGACTCTAGTGGCGACACAGAAGTACTCATAGGCCCAACACCAGACGCTGTGTACAGCCTGCGGTTTGACGTAGTTAAGCGACAGGCAGACTTAAGTTCTAACACTGACACATTGCTTGTGCCTGCGATGCCTGTGATACACCTAGCTGTAGCCCTACTAGCTCGTGAACGTGGAGAGACAGGTGGTACTTCTACTGCTGAGTACTTCCAAATTGCTGATAAGTTTTTGTCTGACGCTATTGCTATAGACGCAGCAAAACATCCTGAGGAAATGTACTTTAG